ACGCCGGATCGAGGCCCAGCTTGGCCGCCTCGATCGTGCGGCTGGCCTCGGCCGGGATCATCAGGGCCTTGGCATCGGGCTGATAGGCGTTGGTGTTCCAGCCTTTCGACTGCGCCAGGCTGGAAACGACCTTGTAGATCAGCGCCAGCCTGCTGCCGGCCGCAGGAGGTTTCCAGAAGCGCATGGCCAGAGCGGCCGCCGCGATCAGGAAGGTCAGGATTGAGACGAGGTCGCCCGCAGCCTTGGCAGGCAGATACGGCAGGACCGTCTGGAGCAGGGTTGTCCAGTCCATGGGTGTTCTCCAGATATGAAAAAACCGCCTCGGGGGCGGCATCAGGATTGTCAGGCAGAGAGGAGCGTGTCCGTTGGTACGGATCGTTTCCCGAGGAAGACATCACGCTCACAGGCGCGACGTCTGGCGAGACCGGGCAGCTCAACCAGATGACCCCGAACGGTGGCCTTGTCCCAGCGCAGCAGCTCGTCGGCCGCGCCGGCATAATCTCCGGCATTCAGCTTGCGCAGCAGGGTGGAGCCTGCGACGGCGGCTGTCCCGACATTGTATTGCCAGGACAGCAGGGATGCGCGCTGAACATCAGAGAGCGAGACCTTGACCAGGCGAGACAGCGCCGCATCCAGCGACGTCACGGTCCTGAGCAGAAGACCGCTGGCGACTGCCTCATCGATGGGTGCCGACCGGGCTGTGACGAGCTGTCCGTTGGCGAGCCAGCGACTGCCATAACCAATCGTCCAGTATCCGGCCGGGCAGACATAGGGCGTTGCGCAAAAGCCCTCGAACCCCGGCTGCCGCAGCAGAGCCGTGGCCAGAGTGATGGCAGTGTCATGCATGGTGATTTCTCAACTATTTGTTGAATATTATTTTTTATTTAGGCCATCAAAGAAGAATCTTGTGGGATAACTAATTCAGTTCAAATAATAATGATTAATTATACGGAAGGAAAAAATATGCCTTATTATATAAAAAGGACCAATATTCACAAACAAAACGCTATGTTTGCCTTTGCAAAAGCAAACATTATCTCGGAGTTTTCAGAGAAAAAAACCAATATACTTTTGGCGAAAATTCATCGCGATAGAGTGGGGCAAACCGAATATTTAGAGGCATTCTTTCCTGCGCATCGAGATTTTTTGATCCATAATGAAAAAGGATACTGTCTTTTATCGGATGGCAGAAAGATTTTCTTTGATGAAGATAAAGTATCACCAAGAGACATAGATAATTGCACAGTAATATTTTTGCATAGCCCGCCATCTGACATAGAAATGTATAATAAAAGAATTAATATTAATGATTGGGTTTATGTGCCATGGTCTCAACATGACCTTGATGAATTTTTAGAAAAGCACAGCGATGCTAAATGCATCGATCCAATGTAAAAAAACTGATCTATTTCCCAATCGACACCACTAAATGAACCACCCCGGACCCCAGAATTGACGTCGCCAGAGTGACAAGCGCCGTGACCACGGCCTTACCGCCCATGACGCGATCAAACTTGGATCCGAGGGCTTTGATCCCTGCCTCCAGTTCTTCTTTCAGGTCTTTGATCTGGGTGCGCAGGGACGCGATTTCCGAGCGCATCTCGGCGCGCAGATCAGACTGATTGTCTCCCAGGGCAGAGACTAGCGTTTCCAGCTTGAGAACCCGATCTTCCAGAGCACGGATGATGATGTCCTTGTCAGAAAGTGCTTTGTCGATCGGGGCAGTCATGGCGGTATCAGGCATGGATTTTTCCATAAAAAAAGCCGCCCAAAGGCAGCTGTCAGAACGATCAGAAGAGGTGAGCAAGGGTCAGTTCATGATCGTCGCAGGACGTGCTGGCAGAGCTGTGCTGGTCGTATCCGTTCCGTTTGCGATGGCCTGAATGGCTTTCACATAAGCCTTCATGTTGTCAGTGAACGTCTCTCCCATCGCAGCGGCCATCGACGCCTGCGAGGCGATCCATGCCAGTTCAGTTTGGACTTGTGTTTCAAGCGGAACAACAGGCGGAGGCGGCGTGTAGTCCACCAAAGCACCGTCTTTCACACCTTGCGGGCCTGTCACACGAGCGGCCCACTGATCCTGCGTCAGAGCCAGCATGTCAGATGCGGCTGGGAGATTTTTTGTCGTGCTTAACGTCCAGGTATCAAACCAGCCAGTGACGCCCGTAGGCTGCACTGCGGCAGTGTCATACGTTGCATAAAAGCGGGACGGGTAAAGCAGGGCCGTACCTGTGATACCAATGTTCGGCGCACCTTTCGCCAGCGCGAATTGTGTAACAGTCAAAGGCACCAGAGCGGAGGCTGCCGATAGTTGTGGCAATGTCACGGAGTTTTCGTTGAGGTATTTCGCGTTCCACACATCCAGAACGGCGCTCAGGAAGTCGCCTGTCGTATCTGGAATACCGTAGTATTGCGAAGGATAGTTCTGCTTCAAAAGTTCCAGAACGGAGAGTGTTGATGTTGTATCAGTCACGGTATTGGTGCTCCTTTGAAGTTATGTGTACTTAACGATTGCCTATAGCTTGGATGAAGAATTGCCACGGACTCCCATCCGTCGAAGCTCCTTTATAATCCTCACGCTGCGCACCGATAGTGAAACCACCAGCGTCAACATTCTCCCAAGCTGCAACAACTGGGGAACTAGTGCATCGCTGTCCTGTAATCACAATATTGATGTTAGAAGAATCTGAAAACCCATTTGGAAAGTTCACTCGATCACCATCTGCAGCGGTCACAATGAACTCCTCAATACGGCGGTAAGTCGGTAGAGGAAGGTCTGACGTGAGCGCGAATACATTACCAGACGCTGTGTAAAGGCGGTCATCAGGTCTATACTCTAACTGGTGCCAACCCCCGCCACTATCCATTAATTGCAAGGTTAAATAATCGTATTGCCCAGGCCGACTTCTATGAACAAAACTCGACAATGCGGTTGATGTAAGTGATGGCCTAGTTGAAAAACCATTAAACCAGACGCCATTATTGTCAGTCCCGGCTGTTCCATAATTGATTGAATAACCGCCTGAATTAAATAGGTCTCCGGTTATGGTATCGCCAGACTTGGATACACGACTATTGGCATTGTTATTCGCATATACTTCCGCAGCCTCGGCGCGGGACGTTTCAGCATTCAGCGCCGAGTTTGTAGCGTAGTCTCCGTGCGGCTGGACAACGTGCCACGTCCCGCTAGAGTCCAGAAAGCTCGGAGCATCTGTGGGGCCGTCAATAAGAGCGCCCGTTATTCCTGTTCCGCTACCAACTGCCGCTTTGTTTTTGATGTAACGTACATCAGCATCCTTTGCGCCAACGGCCTGATATGTGGTCCAGTCTGATACTGCGGGGACGATAGCACTCTTACCGACCGTCAAAGTGTCGGCCTGCAGACCAGAAACCCCCAGAAGACCATTCCCATCAAGGCGCGGCGTGTAAGCTGAAGGCAGCCAGGAATAGACCCGAACTGTTCCGGTGAAGTTCAGAGCTTGTGTTGTATTTTGCGTCGTACCGGCAATGCTTTGGCGACTGAGCATATTAGGAGTGCCGACGGTCAGTGTCCCAACCCCCCATTCTGCCTGTGTGCCGTCATCCGCGAAATAGAAGACCTGGCCGCCTGATGGCGCGGCAGAGGCGAATGAACGTCTGTCCTGGACAGCGCCGTTCAGCACAAAAGAGGCTGTGCCCGGGTTGGTGGCGGTTTCCAACACCATATCCAGCAGAAGCGGAGCGGCCATGTCAGAGCCTTTCGGTCAGGGTCAATGTCTGGGAATGCCGGTCAGCAGGCCCGTAGGGATTGGACAGATCGCCTCCCGACAAGCGACCGAACAGCGCTTGTCCGGCGAGGGTCAGAGGCGGTTGTGACGGATCCGGCAAAAACAGAATGTTCTGTCCCGTGGCGGCAGCGCGCTGGATCTGTCGCAGTGTGGCGACATCGCTGTCGCCGTAAGAGTCGTGCACGATGGAGAGACCACGCTGCACATAACGGGCATCCACAAACTCGCCGCCATTGATCATGGTCGTGCTCTGCTGACCGAGGGTCAGGCTTTCGGTACTGCTGGAGGCATAGTTGCGCTGTGGCTGCCAGAGCGGGCCCACATAGGCCAAGGGTATGGACAGGAACCCATCCGGATTGTCCGCGTCCAGAATGGTTATGCTGACAGCATCCCCTGTCGCCTCACTCGGCAGCACCAGAAGACACTGCCCGTTCTGGGCCCCACAAGCGCCAGTCTGATCGAAGACGACCGTTGAACCATCGTGGATCTGAATGTGCCAGCTGGCAGCTGCGCTGAGATTGGTGCGATGAAGGCTGATGGCGCGGATCGGCAGTGCTGAAGGCAGACTCATCTGAAGCGATGCATTCCACCCAGCTGTGCCACCCGCCACGCGCCAGCCAAGACTGGCGGCACCTTGCTGGTTTTGCAGGTTTGTCACCGGCAATGCGGCCACGCCGTTGCCGCTCAGAGTGGCTGACAGCAGATGATTCTGCCAGCCGAAACCACAGTTTTCCATTGATCAGACCAGTATTGTCAGGGTGGTGGTGTTGGCCGCAGAGGTCATATGTTCGCTGACGACAATGCCTGGAACGCCCTTGGACGCTCCGGGCACAGGTGCTTGCAGTTGCACCGGCTGTCCCAGATCGATCTGCAAGGCGAGAGCCTGTGGCACATCGACCGCCCAGAGATGTCGCCGCGTGCCCCAAAGCGCGCCATGCCAGCCGGCGACTACTTGCGCGTCAGCCTTTCGCGCCAGTGCCGTCGTGATCGACGCGGGATCATTCGGAACCCGCCAGGCGGCTTTGACCGCCGTATCAAACCAGACAGCCCCACGATCACTCTCTGCGATCAGGGACTGACGCTCTGCCGAGGCTTGCGGATGCAAACCAGAGCCTGCCGTTTGCACTGTAAAGTTGTGCTGCCATCCGATCCGCCAGCGCCAGCTGGGCGGATCAAGAGAACTGTCCAACGCCACAGGCGAGATCGCACTGATCAGGTCTGTGCTCAGAACAAGAACAGGATTTCCCGCATCTGCCGGGTTTAGAAGGCGGATCGGTTGCAAGGTGCCATTGCGGGTCGGAACCAACGAGATCCCAAGCCCGGAGAGCAAGGTGCTGACGGCCTGCTTGCCGGTGACACTGCCTGAGCCATCCCAGAACCAGCCGCCAAGATAGGGTGCCAGATTGGACGTCGCCGCCCAGGAGGCATCGATATAGGCAGACGGCATGACCAGATCCTCAATGAGAAACTGGCGCAGCACGTCCAGAATATTGCTTGGAGCCGCCCCCGAACGAAAGCGCCCAACAGCATCGACTGTAATGCCGTAGACCGGTTTTGTGCCCAGCCTGATCCAGGTTCCTGAACCATTGGACATCAGAGTGTAGGTTCCGGGATCTGGAGACGCCGCATAAATGTCGCTGACAGCCCCGCCAAAGCTGATATCGACAAAGCCCCCTTCATAAAGCGCTGTGACATCAGCTGGCCCGTCAGAGATCTGATAAACGAAATTGCTGCTGTCGATCAGAACCGGCGTGATGTTGCACGCTGTTCCTCGCAAACGCGGGATCTCCCGGCCGACGACATTGCTGTCGCCATCCAGACGCCCCGTTCCGCCATAGACCGAGGTCGGCACCGTTCCGTCGAGCCAGTAGGTGGCATCCAAAAGCGTGACAGACACGCTGTTTAATCCGGGCTGCCAGTTCTTTCCGAGCCCAGAAAAGACTGGCTGTAATGTCTCTCGGTCCGGATCTGTCCAGATCTGGCGCACGCTATCCCATTGGCGCACACCCTCTCGAAGCGTGACGGGGAGATGATCATTCACGCGTGTTTGGATCAGACCGTCCAGAACCCCATCCGGATTGGCCAGGGTGAGGATCCCGATGGAATAGGATCCGCCCATAGCGTCAGCGGAAAGGGTCAAAGACCGGGAAAGATCCAGCGCCTGCGTCACATAAGGCGGATAAGGCACATGATCCTGCGTCACATAGCCCGCATCAGAAAAGCGTAGGGTTTCTTCAGTTTCCGGATAATCCGGCAGCTGGGTCAGAGCGCCCCAAGGCACGTTGCCCCAGCCAGGCACGGCGTCTGGCTGGGTAACAGCTGGCAGGACGATCTGAAGCTCGACCGTGCGAAACCTCATGCCGCCCTCGGCCGTGTGGCGTCTGTGACCGCTTTGAGCTGCAGCTGTTTTTGCATGGTCGTAACCACCTGAGTGAGATCTCCCATCTGGGTTGTTAAGGTCTTGAGGAGATCGTTGCTCTGCTGGGACAGCTTCGTGACCACAGAGGCCGTCAGCTTGTCTGTATCGGCCTTGCCAAGATTTTTCAGAAGGTCAGAGACCTGTGAGAAATCCGAGGCATATCCGGTGCCGGAGCCCTGATAGGTTTTGGAGTCCGTTAGGAAGGTGCTGGCATCGGACTGGATCCGTGACAGGGCGTCGTAATCGCCTCCCATGGCGGCCTGATAATCGCTCATCAGGTTGTCATTGGAGGCCTGATATTGTGCCTGGGCTGAGAGCGGCGAAGCATCAGACGTGTTCAGGCCACGCGCGTAATCTGTCAGGTTGGAAAACACCGACGTGACGGACTGCTCGGCCTGGTCCTGATACTGTTTCATCTGGGCGATCGAGGTGCCGTTATATTGCGCCTGGATCTGAAGTCGCTCCGCCGACAGCGTCTTTTCGAGGTCGGCCGACTGGCTGATATATTCCTGCTGGGACGTGTAGGCGTCCCCGAGGAAGTTCTTCCAGTTGTCCGCCAGCTGCTGGCGCTGCTGGTCCGCGCTGATATCGAAGTTCGTCAGCGCCGCCCCTTCATCATCGCCCGTGGCCGTCTGGTATCGCGCCTGAACCGACAGATCGCTCTGCCGCAGCGTGTCCAGCTGTGAGGCAAAGCCCTGGTCATAAAGCGACTGGTACTTTGCCTTCAGCTGGCTGCCGTCCAATCCGTACTGATTGGCCTGCGTGGCCGCGGCATCATACGTCGCCTTCAGCGTGGCCATCTGATCCACCCAGGACTGCTGTCCCGAGACTGTGGCCTTGAGCAGCCCCGGCATCGTCGTGTCGACGAAGGTCGTGATGGTGGAGATCTGGGTCTGAAGATCCGACGTCGACAGCGATTTACCATCGAGCGCCGTGTCCAGAGCCTTCTTTAGATCACCGGTCTGTTGCGTGAAATTCTGGATCGTGACGGTTCCGTCCGAATTGAATTTCGAGACCGATATTCCGAGCTGATCGACTGTATCAGCCATGGTCTTCAGGTTCTGAATGGCTGCTGCGTAGGTAGAGACGTCCGTGATGTCCGACGGCATGCCCTGGCTGAGTGCCTGGTTGAACGTGGCGTCAGAGCTGGACAGTGTGGCGCTTTTCAGGAGATCTGTCAGGGAAACAGATCGCAGAGCCGCATCTTTGTTGTTTTTGTCGCTACGGACTGTTCCCAGATAGCCACCCCCGATATCAGCACCAGTCGCAGACAGGACACTGTTGATCGTGGAAATATCAGTCTTCAGCTGCGCTGTGATCTGATCGGTCTGGGCCTGATTCCATGTCTTGCCGAGGGAGAGCGAGCCTCCCGTCGTCATGACCTGGTCGATCGTGTACGGGTTTTTCTTGTGCCCGAAGAGGCCACCCAGAAGACCGCCCAGACCGCCACCAACAAGCCCACCGATCAGCGTTCCGACACCCGGAATAAACGATCCGGCCAAGGCCCCGATACCAGAGCCAATCCCGCTTCCTAGAGTTCCGTCTCTGCCACCACCGATGCCAGACAGCGCCGAACCGATCCCAAAACCGCCACCGATGCCGCCCAGAAGGTTGCCCACCGTGGCGGTGCCGAACAGATTCGTCTTGAGACCAGAAGACAGCCAGGACGAGGAGCCGCCAAGGCCACTGGCAGAGCTGGACGAGGACCCCGCCGATGCCAGAGGATTCCATCCCCAACCACCGGAATCCTGACTGATTGCAGCTGCGCCATCACTGATCGAAGGCGATGAGGCACCCGACAGAATGGACGAGACATCGCCCAGTGTCGTCCGGCTCTTGCCATCGATCGCGCTCAGGAGCGGATTGATCAGCGCCAGCTTGGCGATCACGGAGATCAGCTGGCTTTCCACACCCTGCATGGCGGACTTGAACGTCACCCCGCCATTCGAGGCGTTGACCAAAGCCTGGGTGAAGCTGCTCGACAGCGTGTCGGCCGCCGAGGAGATATCGCTAGTCAGTTCGTTCAGCGTGTCCTGCTGCTTCTGGTAGGCGTTCGTGGCCGTCTGGATCGCCGCGACGTTATCCAGATCGGTTTGCGAGGCCTTGGACGTCAGATCCGCACCGTTTTCCAGAAGCGCATTGCGCTCTTTCAGGACGGCCATCTGGACCGAGACAGCATCGGAATCCTGTCCGATCGCAGTGGCTTCGGCTTTGATCGTCTCCAGATCAAGGCTCTGGCCATACGCCTTGCGGGCGGTCGTAATGTCCACCTGCGCCTCGGCCTGCCGCTTGAGCGCGTCCGTGAGAACTGCCGTCTGTCGGGCCTGTTCCTGCGTACCCGCGATCGAGGTGGCCTGAACCGTGTCTGAGGCTTCCACGGAGCGCAGATAATCGTCCAGGCTGCCCTTGGAGGCATCATAGGACGACAGCAGCGTATTCTGGGCTGATGTCTTGCGGTCCATCGCATCGATCGCGCTGTTGAACTGGCCCGTCAGGAGCTGCTGCTCGTTTGATTCCGCCTTCAGGAGTTGGGCTGCCGTTGCATGGGACTGACCCATCTTGCGGGCTGCTTCCTCGACCTGCTGGTCGACCTGCACCATGGCCTTCTGCGCAGCCGTGCCCGCCCAGGCGGCATCCGTTGCCTGCTGCTGCTGATGCGCCAGTTCCTGCATCGGATCTCGTAGATCGTTCAGCGCGCCCTTATGCGTCATCAGACGCTGCGTCAGATCCTGTGTTCGGGCCGCATAATCGGCATCCGACACAGCGCCGGCCTTATGCAGCGTATCCAGCGCCTCCTGAGCCGAGGTCAGCTGCTTGATAGCATTGGTCTGATCCGTCACCTGAGACGCCGTCGAACCATCCGAAGTCTTCAGAGCGTCATCGACCTTGCCCTGCATGGTGGCGAGCGTTGTCGCACCATACATCTGGCCGCCTGTAACTTTCTGGGCATAGTCCTGCACGGACTGCGGGACCGTGGTGTTCCCCTGAAGGTATTTGTCGACGTTCCCTTCGCCCCAGTTATAGGCCATGGCGACCAGCTGCTCATTGCCGCTGTATTTGGAATACAGCCGCACCAGCAGACGCTCGGCCGCAGTGACGTTACCAGTCGGATCCGTCAGGTCATAACCGGCCGCGTTGAACGGCATGACCTGCATGCCGCCAATCGCGCCAGCCGAGGACGTCACGACTGCACCGTTGCGGTCATACTGACCGATTGAGCTTTCGACCGGCTGGATCCGGTGGGCTAGGGAGATGACGTCCGAGTTCGCGCCGATCTGCTGACCGACCATATCAATCAGCCCCGACATGCCAGAGCTGCTGCCCTGCTGGGCCTGCCGCTGCCGAGTTTCATAGGCGACATGCTCTGGCTGGAAGCTGTCCATCCATTTTTTGACGGATTGCAGGCTGGAGCCCATGGACGCCAGGGCATTGATTCCCTTGGTGGCGGCTGAGACGATCCCATCGCCGATGGCGGATGTTAGCTGCTTGGCCCCCTGGATCGGACCGTCCCAGGAATCCTTCAGGTTGCGCAGCGCCTGCTGGAAAGGCGTCAGCCCCTGATTGGTCGCACCCTGCGTCGCGGATCCGAGCTGCTGCATCAACAGTTGCCAAGCCTGCATCCGATTGCCGCTGTCCTGAAGATCCTTGACCTGGCTGACCAGTCCCTGATGCACGCCCAGAAGACCCTTGTCGGCAAAGTCCTGCGCGGCCTTGGCGGGGTCGGCATAAGCGCTCGCCATGTCCTTGGCAGCTTCCGGCACGGTCTCGCCCATGACTTCGGCCAGATCCCGCGCTTCCTGCGTCAGGGACGTCAGACTGGAACTGTCGATCGTCGGTACGGCTGCAAAGGTCGTGGTGACGCTGCGGCTGTCATCGAGGGACAGACCACTGCCGGCAGAGAGCTGGCGTGCAGCCACCTCGGCTGCGCTCGCCATGGCCGTGTAGTCATCCCGGGTTGCCCGCAGGTGCTGTGACAGCGTCGCCAGCTGCTCCTGTTCTGCCTCGGCCGAGGATCCGACCTTGTAGACGGCTGCAGCTGCTGCCGCGCCCGCCACAACCAGACCGGCAGGGCCGACCATCCATCCTGCGACGGTTTCAAGAGCACCACCAAAACCGCCCATGACCTGAATCATGTTCGGCAGCTGATAGAACGCAGCCTGGAAGGCGGATCCGCCCGCCATGACCTGGTCAAAGAACTTGTGCGCTTCATCCGCCAGAATACCCATCTGCTGGCTGGAAAGACGTGCGGTCTCTGTCGTCTCGACCACAGCGACTGTGGCGCCTTTTGACGCCTGCACAGCCGCTTCATGGGCCTGCGTCAGCTTCTGGACCTTGGCGGCCTGCGCATCGATCGTGCGTGCTGCCTCTGCCTGTGTAATCTCACCACGGCGCACACTGTCAGACACGGCTTGCGTGACCTCGGTCAGCTTGTTCTGGGCGCTCTGTAGGGCATTGGTCGACTTCGTGACCGCATCAAGGCTGTTGCGAAATCCGACACCGCTCTTGGTGCTGCGCTGGATCTTTGCGTCCGTGACTTCAACACTGTCGGCGACCTTGTCGAGGCCATCCGCGACCGCATCGAGCGCAGCAGCATCTGCCTGAGCTGGCGATGCGATCTGGCTACGGTAGGAAACTTCGATTTCTTCAACCGTTGCCATGGTCGCGTTCCTTCAAAGGCGTTTTGTCAGGATCATTGCTGGATAGGTCAGGGCCGTTCCGGCGGCTCGGCTTTTGCTGCGGCCCTTGCTACGCCGCAGGATGTAGGGCGCATTTTCCATCAGACCGGATGGAATGCTCACAAAGGCGCGGGCTGCGTTTACAGTCGGGAATTTGCGCTGCACCAGCTTGCGCACGGCATCGACGATGCCCGGAGGCACAGACATATTCTTCATCGCGCCCGTATCGATCTTGCGTGCATAGGGCTGCGGGTTGACGATCATGACGGATGTGCCTTCCGGAATGTCCGCCACGTCCTGCGTCCAGGGCTTGCCGTCGACGACAACCATCCAGCTGTCGCGATAGCGGCCCGATCGTACCGGAGAGCGATCCTTGCACAGCTGAAGCGCAGCCTTGGCCGCCAGCCCCATGACGTTGAATTTGTAGAGAATGAAACCGTCCGGCCGAACGTCCGTTTCTGGCACGCCCTGCCGACCATCCACGATCGTGACCCAATGTGGTGGCGCATCTCCGCTCTGTACCGCCTGATCCCGTGCCTTGATGGCCACAGCCGCCAGCCGTGCGGATTGCGCGGCCGGAGATAGCGCCTGGTCCCGGAGCAGACGAATATTGCGGGCCACACTGCGCGGAGACGCCATGTCATTTCCTCATGAGGGTCTGCATGTCCTGGCTGATCGCATTGTTGCGAAACCTCAGGAACACGGCATCGAGCGCACGGACCAGGTCATGGACGTAAACCCGTTCCTCATCCGTCACCCGATTGGCTTCACACCAACGATCGATGGCCAGCCATGAGATCGGCCCCGGCCGCGAGACGACGCGGATCATGCCCATGGAAGCCCCGACCCCGTCAGTGGTCCAGGCGCGGTCATGCTGGAGCTCATGCCACGCCCGCCAGGGGACTTCGTTCCAGGGATCGGGAAGGACTCTGTATTCCAGAGCCGTTTCCCGGATTTCAGGGATTTCATTCTCCCCGGTAAAGGCGCCCCATTCCAGTTCCCACTGGAGCGCCGCGATCAGTTTCCCGCTGCGGCCTTGGCCTGATCGGCGCGATCGCTGCCGACACGACCGGCTGCCATGATGGCGAGCGTAGTCAGAGCCGGGTAGTTGCCGCTTTCCAGCATGCCGCGGAAGTCATCGACAGAGACGGGCTGATCATCGGCACCATCCAGACCACGCACACCCTGGACGCATTCACGGGCAATCGCCTTGCCCTGACAGACGTCATCCGTGGTCGGGGGCAGGGCGTCCGGAGCATAGAAACCAGCACCGGCACGTTGTGTGCGATTCAGGTCGCGCGCAGCTTCCAGACGCAGCGCATAGAGCGTGTCGCGGTAAGCCGGCGTGAAGCCGCGCGTGGTGATGAAGAAGGTATTGCCTTCCGGACCGACTTCGATTTCCTCGCCAGAAGACACCTTGCTGAGATCGCGCGAAAAAGCTGACAGTTTTGCCATGTTAATTTTTCCAGTCTGAAATGAGGGACAAAAAATTCGGAGCTCCGGGGATCAGCCGCCAGAAGGCGCGGCTGGCGGTGCGGCCGGGATGCGCTGGATCTTGAAGGTGCCACCACCGGCCTGCGGATTACCCTCGATGTCGAAGGTGGCGACGATCGAGGTGTTCTTGCTGCCGGCATTGATCACCGGATTACGCAGCGCCGCATTCAGGAAGGTCAGGACATAGCTGTTGCCGTCCGCGTCCTTGACCGTAGTGACGATCGGCCCCTGCGTGCCACTGGCCCAGACCTGATACATGTCCCAGGTCTTGAAGAAGATCTGCGCCGAGCCCGACGCGAGGATCTGGCCGGGACGGATGCCACAGGCATCGGCATGGCCCATCCCATAATCCGAACCTGCGCCATCACGGGCCAGCGTGATCTGAACCTGCTTGACGCAGCCATCCGGAGCCACGCCGTTCACGGTCATGCCAACGAAATTGTCGACCGTGTTGAAGACACGACCCGTGGGCGCGTCTGTGTAGGTCGTGGCCGGATCGGCATCCGCGAGCGTCTCCTGCTTGCAGGAGAAGTCGAAAGACGTCGAGGCAAAGCTGCCCTGGGCAAAAGTCAGCTGTGCCTGCGTGCAGTAGCTGCCTGGACGTACCCGCCATTTGGCGTTCATCTTTTCGATGAGCGTCCAGGTCTTCACGACCGCACCGTTCTGCACGACGTTGTCAGCCCAGTCTGCACCCAGCACGGCCGCCAGCATGTCGTCATAGGTGCCATAAGACAGCGCGCCCGACAGCGTGCCCGCCACAGAGGTCTGCGTCAGGACAGCCTGCGCTGCCTCGATGTCGGCATTGATCTCATCCGGACGCTGGGTCGTTTCGGTCGGTTTGAAGTTCTCACCCGTAAAGCGGGTGCGCTGGTAGTTTCCTGTAGCCGCGACGCCGTAAGTCGGCTCCATGGCATAGGAAATAGCGGTATCGTTCGCCTGCGCGGCGGCCTGATAGCCTGCCGTGGCACCGGTAAAGGCCATGTCTCACCTCATAAAAAAAGCCACCCGGAGGTGGCTGTGTCAGGAATTTCAGGACGCCGGCAGGACGATGTCC